CAAAACTTTATTCCTAAACTGGAACTGTGGCATGATCCTATTATTTCGACAAAGAATATCTTGTCTGAATTGAAAGATGTTTTGGCTCAAACAAAAACTTATCGTGCTCAGAACTACAGCCAAGAATGGGTTGACGAATTCTATGGTAAACGCAAAGAATCTTTGGCTAAGTTCAAGACCGACTCTATGCGTGTTGTAAACTATCTTGTAAAAGAGTTTGAGATGAAGAAATCTGCAACTGAATACAAGCGTATTACAACTTCCAAGTCTGGTGATTTGGATATGCGTAAATTGTATGCTCATACTTTGACTGACGATATCTTCAAGAAATTAGATATCCTACCTGAAGATAAGAACCATGGTATGATTTTCTTGTTGGACTGGTCAGGTTCTATGGCAAATAATATGCCAGACACAATCAAACAGGTTATCAATCTTGCGATGTTCTGTCAACGAATTCAAATTCCTTATCAAGTGTTTGCGTTCACCACTGGTCGTAGCGAAAAACTCCCTCCTTATGAAGTTCGTGCTGCTCACATCGAATCACTGGATCCAAATATGTCTGGGTTTTCCGACAGCAGTTGGAATTTGTTGGAGTTCTTTAATCACAAAATGACTAACAGCGAATTTAATGCTATGGTTGAGTATCTCTACTTAGAACCATGGACTTATTCTCGCGAGTATGATTTAAACTCAACTCCGCTTAATGAATCGTTGTTGTTTATGATTGACTACATTGGTAAATTTAATAAGCAACATGCTGTTGAGAAAATGTCTTTCATTACTTTGACCGATGGTGCAGGTCACTCTGTTTCTGGTGCGAATCGTAATGTTAGAAGTTATGGATACAACCGTGATAACAAACAATGTAAAGTAAAAAACTATATTCGTGATCCAATTACCAAGAAAGAATATGCTTTGACCGATAATGGTTCAGAACAGAGTCGTGTTTTCTTGCGAATTATTAAAGATCGTTACAATATTAAGACTGTTGGTTTCCATGTTGTCAGCAACAGTCGTCGCGATATTGGTTGTTTTATTAGGGATAACCTTCCAAAAGAGAATAGTACCAGCGAATATTGGATGACTGAACAGATCCGCAAAGAGATTCGCCAGAACGATTACTGCGTGGTGCAAAACACAGGTCGTGACGAAATGTACTTGCTTCCAGCTTCTAAACAGAAGATTGAGGAAGGTGCGTTGGAGATTGATTCCAAAGCCAATGCAAAGTCTATTGCAAAGCAGTTTAGTAAGTACTTGGGTGTAAAGAAGTCGTCCAGAGTTGTTTTGAGTCGGTTTGTATCCCTTGTAGCCTAGTCCAAATACCCCTACAACCTGTAGGGTATTGCAAAAATAATGCTTGACATTAATTGGTAAATAGGGTATAATATATCTATGAACTTGAAAATGGAGCTATATTATGTGGGCTGAATTTACCGATAATGAGTTGTATAATCTTTGTTTCGGTTATGGTATCGAAGCTGAGTGCGTGATGTTGGGTAGTCGTCTAATCAACCGAGAAGAAGTTGAGAGAGTTCTAACCGATTTTGAACACGATCTTGCATTTAGTGCTTGACTTTAATTGCAAAATAGTGTATAATTGATTTATATTATGAAAGTGAGTGAATGATGGCTGATAATTTTTATATTGCAGAATTTGAGAAGAATTTATTTGCAATGTTTCCCGATGTTCAAACGACATCAACTGTTTCCCGCAAACAGATTCAAACTGTTATGGACAAAATGAAGTCCACCAAGTATCCGACTTGGTTAATGCAAACTAAACTTGGTCGTGGTTTATATGCGATTCCTGGTGGTAGCGTGACAGCTCCAATCGTAGGTAATACAGCGTTGGCACCACAACAACCTGAAAGTGTGATTGTGGATTATACAAACTTAGATTCCCTTGTTCCAAAGTTAGACGGTAACTATGTTCCCTTTGGTAACTATAAAGACTTAGAACGAATTATTGGTTCTAAGCAGTTTTACCCAACTTATATTTCTGGTCCAACTGGTAACGGCAAGTCTACTTCTATTGAGCAGATTTGTGCAAAGTTACAGCGACCATTGATTCGTGTAAACTTGAATAAGATGACTGACGAAGATCAGTTGATTGGCTCAAAAACCCTTGTCGATGGTAATGTCGAAATCGTTGAAGGTCCAGTTATGATTGCGATGCGTATGGGCATCCCTCTTTTGCTCGACGAGATTGACGCTGGTGGTGCTAATACTTTGTTATGTCTCCAGCCAATCTTGGAGGGCAAACCTTTCTATTTTAAATTAAAGAACGAAATGGTATACCCAGCAACTGGGTTTAACTTATTCGCCACTGCCAATACAAAGGGTAAGGGTAGCGATGATGGTCGTTACATTGGTACTAATGTATTGAACGAAGCGTTCCTTGAGCGATTCGCAGTTACTTTCAATCAGGAATATCCTGAAGCCAAAGTAGAAATTAAGATTGTTCAAAATCTTATGAAGTCTTATAATTGTTTGGATGAGGAGTTCGCTTCAAACCTAGTAAAATGGGCAGAAGCAATTCGTCGTACCTTTGATGCAGGTGGTGTTGATGAAACAATTACCACTCGTCGTCTGGTTCATATCGTTAGAGCATTCTCTATCTTTAAGACTCAGAAAAAAGCAATTGAGTTGTGTACGAATCGCTTCGATGACGCAACTCGTCTCGCCTTTGTTGACTTGTTTGACAAAGTTTCAGCTGGTGAGTTGGAAGTTGAACAACCAGCACCTGTTGAAGAAGTAACCCCTGTCGAAGCACAACCTGTTTAATATTGAAGAAGGAATATATTATGTTGAAATTTTCAGACCTAACCAAATCGCAAAAGAACTTTATCGTTCGTACCTTGGAACTTTTCCCTGCGTATTATAATGAGAAGAATCTAAACGCAAAACAAATTCATGCAGCATATTACAAGTTGAAGGACGATCGTTCCTCGACTGGTGAGAAGTTGGGTTATCCTAACTGGTTGCAAAATAAAAATCGTGTAGGTCGTGGTGAGTACAAAATGCCTTGGCCAACTGAGAGTGAATTGAAGTCAGTATCGCAGGTGAAGGTTCCAAAAGTTAAGGAAACTGAAGCCAGCAAACTGCAGAAAATTATTGACGAGAGTCCTGAGTTTGAAGTTGAGTCACAGAGCGACGAAGACTTTATGAAAGAACTTCGCGACAACGGCATTAATGTTTAAAAAGAATTTGGTGTAGAAACTACACCAATGGTCTTGATGGAGGGATATCCTTGGTAGACCTTAAACAACCTAAACAGCAGCAGTCTATTTTTGCTGATTACAGACTATAAAGAAAAATCAGCATAGTTTTTGGTCGGGGGTTTGGTTATATTGCCATCGCCATTCCCCTCTTTTTATTTGATGGCTTTATTATGGAGTATTATTTTATGTCTAAACAAGACTTGTTGTTGAAGCACTTGAGTGCTGGTAAAGAATTTACCTCAAAGCAGATCTCTGCTTCTTTCGGTATTGTTCACCCAGCTTCTACCATCCGTAACTTGCGTGAGCAAGGATATTGTGTTTACTCAAACACAGCTACATTGAGCAATGGTTCAGTAGCTACTAAGTACCGTCTTGGTCGCCCAAGTCGCCGTATTGTTGCTCTCGCAGCAAAAGTGGCAGGTGCTGACGCATTCACTCGTGCTTAATTAAGTGAGTTATAAATGGGCATTCTTCGGAGTGCTCATTTGTCATTTCATTTGGAGAAAATATGGCGACCAAAGAAGATATTAAGAAGTCACAAAATACCACAACAGGTGGTAGAAAATTTGATGGTGGTAAATTGCAATATGGTTTACTACCTCCATTGGCACTAAAAGCCACAGTAGAAATTCTAACATTTGGTGCGGAGAAATACGAACCAGATAATTGGAAATATGTTCCTGACTCAAAACGCAGGTACTTTGACGCAATGCAAAGACACCTTTGGGCATGGAAAGAGGGAGAGCAAAACGATCCCGAAACTGGCAAGAATCACTTGGCACACGCAATGTGTTGCCTAATGTTCTTATATGAACACGATGTGAAATATAGCAAAGATATTGAAAAATAATTTGACAAACACACACTTTAAGAGTATAATGATTATACATAGTTATGAGTTCATTGAATGGAGAAAATATGAAACTTAGTAAAAGTACTGTAGAAATTCTTAAGAATTATGCAAATATCAACGGAAATCTTTTGTTGAAAGCTGGCACAAAACTTGGGACAATTTCTGAACAGAAAAATATCATGGCATCAACATCGGTGGCGGAAACATTCCCATCTGAGTTTGGTATCTATGACTTAAACGAATTCCTTTCTGCGATGTCAATCTTTGAAGATCCAGAGTTGGAGTTTTCAGAGAAGTTTGTTATGATTAAGCAAGGTGCCAATCATATCAAATATTATGCAGCAGAAGCAACAAATCTTACTGTTCCACAGAAAGAGATTGTATTCCCAGAAGCCGAGATTAATTTTAAGATGACTGCTGGTCAGTTAGATCTTATTCGTAAAACTTCTGGTGTTCTTTCTGCCCCAGACCTTTCTATTGTTGGGGATGGTAGTAAAATTACAGCACAGGTTGGTCAGAAAAAGAATGCCACTGCCAACTCGTATGATGTAGACTTGGGTGCCACCGACAAATCATTTAAGGTAAATCTTAAAGTTGAAAATTTGAAGATGCTTCCAGGAGAATATAATGTGTCAATCTCAAGCAAACGAATCTCAAGATTCCAAGGAACAAGCGACCTCGTCTACTATGTCGCAGTTGAAGCTGACTCAGCATTCGACTTCTAATTACACAGTTACACCTGAACAAGAGGGGGAATGCGATACCCCTCTCAATCCTTTTTCGCAACATTGACGGAGTTTATATATTATGAGTGACCAATTTCTTTGGGTTGAAAAGTATCGTCCGAAAACTATTGATGAGTGTATTCTTCCAGATAATCTGAAGACTACCTTTAAAGAGTTTATTTCCAGTGGTCAGTTGCCAAACTTTTTGTTCTGCGGAACAGCTGGTGTTGGTAAGACCACGATTGCTAAAGCACTTTGTAATGAGATTGGTGCTGAGTATTTGTTAATTAATGGATCTGAAGAATCTGGTATTGATGTTCTAAGAACCAAGATTAAGTCCTTCGCTTCAACAGTATCTTTGACAGATGCCAAGAAAGTAGTTATCCTTGACGAAGCTGATTACCTAAACGCCAACTCTACACAACCTGCACTTCGTGGGTTCATTGAAGAGTTCTCTGGTAACTGCCGATTTATCTTTACATGTAACTTTAAGAACCGAATCATTGAGCCTCTACATTCTAGATGCGCAGTGGTAGAGTTTAAGATTGATGGTAAAGATAAGCAATCTATTGCTGCATCTTTCTTTAAGCGAGCAGCAAATATTCTCAAGCAAGAATCAATTGAGTTTGATTCAAAAGTAGTTGCTGAAGTAGTAACTAAACATTTCCCTGACTATCGTAGAATCTTAAATGAATTGCAGCGATACTCAGTTACTGGTAAAATCGACAGTGGAATTTTAGTTAATCTTTCGCAAGAATCTTTCAGAGAACTTGTTGGCTTTCTTAAGGAAAAGAAATTTCCTGAAGTGCGCAAGTGGGTCGCTAAAAATTCTGACATTGAAACTACACAGTTATTCAAAGAACTGTATGACAACTCAGTGGATTTCCTAGATCCTTCTACAATACATCATCTCGTTTTGATTTTGGCAGACTACCAGTATAAAGCAGCATTCGTAGCTGACCATGAATTAAACACAGTTGCAGCAATGACAGAGATTATGATTCAATGTAAGTTCAAGTGAGTTACTATGGAAATTATAATAATGGTAATCATGCTGGCATTTGTTTGGATTATGGGAATCATTGCTGGTTGGAATGCGCATGATAGATTTGTGCAGAAAGCAGTTCGTGGAGCCATCCATGAATTGCAAGAAACTCCAGAACATTCCAGAGTTCGTATTACTATTGAAGAACACAATGGTATGTTATTCGCTTACGAGTATGGCACAAATCAATTTATGGCACAGGGTAATACCAAACAAGAACTTGAAGAGCAACTTCGCTTGAAGTTTCCCGACACAATGTTTGCAGCATTACCAACTGAAGTAGAACTTCTTAGAAAGATGGGATTATGAGCCCATTCGATTATCTAAATGCTATAAACTTAACCAAGAAAGATCTAATTCGTGAAGATCCACTGAACGAAAAGGACTATGTTCCATTCATGGTTAATCGTGGTTTGTCTTATTTTGCCGACACAGTTATGATGGCAAATGAAATGAACCAACATTCTGGAATCCCAAAGGTATGGCAAAACGACTTTTTCCTAAATACAATCTCGAAGAAGAAGCGTTTTTCCAAGTGGCATAAGAAAGAAGCAGACAGTCAAACACTTCTTCTAATCATGGAATATTATAAATATTCTAGTAAAAGGGCGAGAGAGATCGTTGACATTCTCACCCCTGAACAGATTAAGATGATAGAAGAAAAATTATACAAAGGTGGAAAATAATGACTGTCGAGATGATATATTATGACTGGACTCCAGATTCTATGCTGGAAGTTCTGTTGCCAGAACCAGATAACTTTTTGAAAATTCGTGAAACCCTAACCCGAATCGGGATTGCTTCAAGAAAAGAACAAAAGTTGTATCAATCATGCCATATCCTGCACAAACAGGGTAGGTATTTTATCGTTCACTTCAAGGAACTGTTTGCATTGGATGGCAAAGAATCCAATATAACATCCAATGATGTTGAGCGTAGAAATACAGTGGCAGGTTTGCTAGCAGATTGGGGATTGCTTGACATAGTTAATCCATCTAAAGCAGAACCAAAAGTTTCTCTGTCACAGATTAAAGTTGTGGCATACAAAGAGAAAAATGAGTGGGACTTAGTGCCTAAATATAATATCGGTAAGAAAATTACCAATAGATAATTCTACAGGAGTATTAAAAATGATCAAACTTGAATTGAGTATTGAAGAGTGTAATATGATTCTTCGTGTATTGGGTAAACATCCATTCGAAGAAGTCGTTTCTGTTATAAATAAAATTAAGCAACAAGGCGAGCCACAAGTGGTCGCTATGGAAGCTGAAAAGTCTGCAGAAACTCCAGCAGCAAAAGAGTAAAACACGGCTGAATCCTCTGCGTTAGTACGATTCAGTTCTTAGATTTGACTTCACCTTAGGACCGCTAAGTACGAAGTGTTTTAAAGCGGATGTGACAATACGACATCGCTGGATACCGTAACCAGTAAAACCTTATGCCTTCGGGGTAAGGATTATTTTATTTAACTCGCTTAATAGGAGAACTATATGTTATCAGCAATCAACACATCAATCGACACCATCTCTGGTGCAAAAACTCAATTCGTTAAGACATTTGTCCAAAACGATGAAGTTGCAAAATCCCTCCAAACTTATATCGATGCTCAGCAATCATTTGCTAAGACTGTCGCCAAATCAACTGTAGATTTTTTCACTACATTAGGTACAGCTGCAGCTTCTCTTGATGCTAAAAAAGCATTCGCTACTAAGTAAGGAGAATACTATGACACACTTAGCATTGTTCGGTCCAGGATTCAAGGACTTTGATAAATTTTTCGTTGGGTTTGAAGACACTGCTGCACAAATGCAGAAGTTGCATGATGATCTAACTAAGAATATCCCTAACTACCCACCATATAACATTCGTAAGAATGGTGAGAACTCATACACAATCGAAGTCGCAGTTGCTGGTTTCGGTGAGTCTGAGATTGACATTGAAATTGATGGTGGTAAATTAATTGTTAAAGGTAATGTGGCATCTACCGATGATGAAGTTGAAGATAACTTCTTATTCAAAGGTATTGCTACTCGTGCTTTTACTCGTGCCTTCGCAATTGATGATCAAATCGAAGTTAAGAATGCAGAATTATTCAATGGTATGCTTAGGATTGCATTGGAGCGTTTAGTTCCAGAGCAAAAGAAGCCAAAGAAAATTGTAGTTAAGTCAAAGGGTGAGAAGAAATTCTTAGCCGAAGGGAACTAAAATGCGAATCTTAAAAAAGGTTTATGGATGGTTCGTTGCGATGTCGGAGTCTTTGCATGAAGCAAAAGAAATGCAAAGAAAGTCAAAAAGGATTCCATAATGAACTACTGGATTCCAATGACAAATGAAGACTGGGATTGGGTGAATGGATATACACCCTCAACGAAGTAATTAAGTGGGGAGGAAACTCCCCATTTTCCCATCAGACTAAATAGTTTGATGAACAAAAAAGCAAGTATATTTCCAAACATGGTAACATATGTTCCGATCCGAAGAAAGGATTGGGTAATTAAGATTTCCATTTGGAAAGATAAGTCCATTTTAGCAGTATGTTATAATGTGTATACATTTGCTACAGTAGTTAGGAACTTTGATAATGCAGATTTAGCTGCATCTTTTTTAGATTTTTTAATTGAACAGGAAGAATTATGAATGATGTAAAAGTATTTAAAATGATTAATGGTGAAGAAATTATTGGTGAACTTTTTAATTGGAAAGCTGGAGAATACGAACTCAAAAATCCTGCTCAAATAGTTTTACAAAGAACCGAAAAGGGAATGGGTGTTGCAATCGCTCCATATATGCCTTATGCTGATGGTAATGTAACCCTATACAGCAATGCTATTGCAGCCGACTGTAAGCCCGATGTAAACCTCGTAAACGAATACAATAAGATATTCGGCTCAGGAATTCAAATCGCCCCTGCAAGCGTCCTTGCAACCCTCTAAAAAGTGCTTGACTTTTATTATGAAATAGGGTATAATATATGTATACCCTAGGAGTTTTATTATGTTTATGTTTGATATCGAGACTCTTGATGCCGAGTCAACAACAGTAATTCTATCGGCATCTATAATCCATTTTGAAATAGGTGAGCAATACACCTACGAAGAACTGCTCGCTCGAGCATTATTTGTTAAGTTCGACGCAAAAGAACAAATGGAAAAATTCAAAAGAACAACAGACAAAGGAACACTTGATTGGTGGGCAACCATGCACGACTATGTTAAGAAAACAAGTCTTGCTGTTTATAACACAGATCTACCAGCGGTTCAAGGTATTAATGCTATCAAATCATACATGGCAAAATATCCTGAGAAAGAACAAACAATGTGGTCGCGAGGTTCGTTAGACCAAATGGCAATTGACAGTTTATGTAAAGCAACTAAACAAGAACTGATTGCTCCATATTATGTTTGGCGTGATGTTAGAACTGCAGTTGACTTACTTACTGACACAGGTAAGGGTGGTTATTGTGATATTGTTCATCCAACATTTCAAAGACACAATGTAATCAAACATCATCCAACACATGATTGTGCCTTGGATATTATGATGCTAATTTATGGAAAATAAATGGAATTTTACACAAGTGTAGTTCAATATGGTAGTAAAATGTTGGTTCGTGGTTACGACGAAAGTGGTAACTCGTTCAAGCATCGTGTAGATTTTAATCCAACAATCTTCGTTCCTTCCAAGATTCCAACTGAATATAAAACTCTTGAGGGTAATTATGTCGGTGCAGTAACTGCTGGTAATGTTCACGAAACAAAAGAATATATTGAGCGATATAAAGATATCGAAGGTTTCCAAATCTACGGAAACAATAATTGGATTGCTCAATATATCAGTGACAATTATCCAGGCGAGATTATTCCTGACACTGATAAGATTAAAATCTTTACCATTGACATTGAAACATCCACGGAACATGGCTTCCCAGATATTCCAACTGCCAATGAAGAGATTCTTTTAATCACACTACAAGATAATAAGACTAAAGAGATTGTTACCTTTGGTCGCCGACCAATCGGAGATTCAGGTGTTATTGACTATCGTCTCTATGAGAGCGAATCAGTCATGCTCAAGGAATTCCTTATCTATTGGCAACAGAACTGTCCCGATGTTGTGACAGGCTGGAATATTAACTTTTTCGACATCCCCTATCTTATTCGCAGGATTGAAAATATTCTCGGCGAATCTTTCGCTAAAAAGATTTCTCCTTGGGATATGATTCGTGAACGCAAAGTTGCCATGAAAGGTAGCGAAGAATTAACATACGACATTCAAGGTGTTGCTATGCTAGATTATATGGATCTCTATAAGAAGTATACCTATCAGACTCAAGAATCCTATCGTCTAGACCACATTGCCCTTGTTGAACTTGGTGAAACTAAACTCGACCATAGTGAGTATGGTTCTTTCAAAGACTTCTATACACAAAACTGGAAGAAGTTTGTTGCTTATAACATTCACGATGTACGACTTGTTGACAAACTCGAAGACAAGATGAAACTGATTGAACTTCAGTTGGTCATGGCTTATAATGCTAAGATTAATTATGAAGATGTATTCAGTCAGGTTCGTATGTGGGATGCTATTATCTACAATCATTTGCGTGACAAAGGTGTTGTTATTCCTCAGAACACTGGCAACAAGAAGTGGGATAAGTTTGAAGGTGCTTATGTTAAAGATCCACTTATTGGTTTGCATAAGTGG